ACAATCGCTAAAATGTTTTTTGTGTAGCGTGTGATCTCTGCCATATTCATCGAAAGGTTTTCGTATTGTTGTGTAGTTAACGCATAGTATGCAACCGCAGGAGCTTTACCGTCTTTAACGAGTTGTAGGTATTCTTCCATGATTTCTGGAGTTAACACTTCAAATGTTACCTCGGTCGCTTGGATTTCCATAGGTAACGGTGGGTGGTACATCGGTGCTTGTAATGCGATCGTATTCACATCTATCGGTTTAGCTGTAGGTAATAACGAACAACCGCTGACCGCGAACAACGCAATAATACTAAATTTTTTCAATTGGTCCTTCTTCATCCACTCGGCTCCTCCTCACTGACCGTGGTCAACTCTACAAGATTATCTATAACTCGTTTAGTACCACGGTTTACCATCTTCTCAACAAGTTTAGGTTTGTTTAGTGCAAGGTTATCCAGATCGTGCTTAGCAAATGTGTTTCTTAATTTGTTTACTTCACGAAGTGCGTTTTGTTTTTCGGCTTCTAACGTACCAAGACTCGCGGACAGTTGTTCTTGTTTAGCTAGGTATTGTTTGATGGATTCGTTTTGCTCGGATATTTTTGTTTCCAGGATTATCTGATTACCTTTGAGCGTGGATATCTGGTCTAATAAGAACCACGAACCCGCCAACGATGCCGCCAATAGGACTCCGAGAATCAAGCTAAGTTTAAAACCCATCTCAAAAGTATAATCGTAAAAAATTTTTTCGCAAAATTTTTTCATAGGGACTTATTTGTAAAGTACTTGCAATCGGAAGGCTGAACCCAAGGAGCGGCGGAGGGTGAGGACGTAGAAGCGGTCTAGGGGGGTATAGGGGGCGTTCTAAGGGTAGCTATATATGGTGTAAGGGTAGAGGTAGTGTTGATAATGTAAGGGTGTAGGCTTATATCGTAGGCATAAAAAAGGGCTACGAATGTAGCCCTTAGGTGAGGTAGCTAGAGGTTAGCTAACTAAGGCGTTCTTGCCGTTAGATTTATTCCATGCGTCAGTACCTTTCATTTTAGATATGTAAGTACGCAGTATTTTGCTAGGGGTTTGTTCATACGCAACACCACTAGCATTTACCCATGCAATATTATCATCAGCACTCACGCTAAAGTCATCTATTTGTTTGACTGTAGCAGTACCGCCTAATAGTTTGATATAAGCCAAGACTAGTTGTACTTGTCTTGGTGCTATACCTCTATCGCTCATGGCGTTATCAGTTAATGATAAGACCATTGATTGAGCAACACCACCACCACTTTTACCAATAGGGGCAATGTCAGCTATCTCAGCTTTACGCTTAGCTATGTTAGCTTTAGCGTTAGCCATTTCTTTTTGTTGTTTATCCATGTTGGATACCTCGTAGGCTTAGTTAGTTAAAGTATTAATTAGTAGCCTATTACCTAATCAATAACCTATTATAATACTAAACTACTTTACTTGTATAGTTATTTATAAGGTTATTTAATTATTTATTTATTAGCGATTTTTACGATTTTAGCGATTTTATTTTTTATTTACACGATTCGCACGAATGTTTTTTCTTTCTGGGCGATTCGCACGAATGTATTTATTATATAGAGTAGAGCAGGAATGGTGAGTAGAGCGACGGATAGAGTGATAGAGTAGATTGAGTGATAGAGTAGAGCGTAGAGTAGACCGAGCACAAAAAAGGGGACCGAAGTCCCCTCGTTCGCTGTCCGTGGTTAGCTGACAGTAATCAGCTTTTCCTTGATCAGTCTAGCTCTGTAATGAGCCCAAATGTCATTCGGCTCTTGAACTGTTACCAATCCAGCTTTGACCAATGCACTCTCGGTCGAACCGTCAGTGCCGATCAGCTCACCCACCGTCATGGTGTGATCTTTCGCAGCGATTAACGCTTCGATGATCTTCCCTGCTTGAGGTGGGAACTTTCCTTTTGGCGTAGCAATCAAAGTGATCACTGCGTCGTAGTTAATTGACCCTCTTTGGGCTCCTGCTTGATAGTTTTTATCTATCATAATAATTCTCCTTTCTTTAGTTAATTCTTAAATAACCTTTATTTAAGATAAGTATATTATTGCTTAGATACAAGCGAAAGTAAAGCACTATAAAGAGTCCAGGATTACGCCACCAGGAGCGATTCGCACGAGTCTTAGTCCGCGGCTATCTCTCCTTCAACAACTTTTGCATCCAAAGTTCTTTTCTTAATAAGGTTTTCGAGTCGATCGAGTATATCGTCCTTGGACATCAGATCGATTTTCGCTGTTAGTATTTCACGTCGATCGATGTAGAGTCCACCTGCCTTCCCTCGATGGACCTCGGCTGTGATGGCAGCGGATATTTGACCTTGGTCCTTCGCCTCCTCTCTAAGGTCGTGTAGAGTAGAGAGGTGTGTCTCCAGGGAAACTGCATCTCTCTCCGAAGCTGCTATTTCCAAGTCGATCAAGTAATTCTTTACAACGGGGTTATGATTTAGTAATACACTTCCCTGTGTCTTCGCACCCTTGCGATCCTTCGTATACCCTGCTTTTATCGCGGCTTCAGTGGCTGTTTGCCCTTTGAAATACTCTTTACAAAATTTCTTTTGTTTAGAGTTGAGTGGCTGCCAAATCTTACCCTTGTCGTCAACAAATCCTTTACCGTCTTCTGTTGGCATTAATGACGTGTATGTCAGCTGTTTCATTCTACCTCCGAGCTTCGCATAAAGTTATTACAATCATATTAGTTTTATTATCAAATAAATAGTTTTCTCATGCCCTCTAGGTAATCTTACCATAGTTTCTAATAGAGTAATAGAATTCTATTAGTTTTGTAAAACCAAAGAATAGAGTAACCAAGAGACTTACAGAACGAATCTATTAGTTTATTAGAGATATTAGTACATTTGAAAAACTTTTTTCAAAAACTTTTTTAATTTTGAGAATAACAATACACATAGATTAATAGAATGTGATAGACATAAAAAACCCCCGCATAAGCGAGGGCAAAGCTCGAGGGAGTCGAGCTTATTAGACAGCTAGAGTAGATTGAACAGGCTTCGGCTCATTCCTAACAATTCTAGGCATTCTTAAACTAAAGCCAGTCCCACCTTCATAATCAAAATGAATGTATTCGTAGTCTTTAGTACGCTCTGCAGTCACCTGAACATAATCTTCTCCTGGAACATCTGCATCATCATCAATGTTTGTAACATGTTGCTCAATCATTCCTATGAACTGATGTTTTATAATTGCTTCAGCTGTTTCGAAGTCTTCTGGTCGAACAGCTGAATCACCTGTACTAATTTCTATGCCATCATTTCCTGTTGGCATAAATAGTTTGTTATCTATATTTTCCATAATATTGTCCCTCCTTGGGACTTTTTCTAGTTAAAATCGCTAAAACCTTTTTTAGCCTTAATAGTATTATACGCCCGACTTTAGCGAACTAAAGCAGGGCTAAGAATTAGGCACTCCAGGACCATTTACCAGTCATAGGAACTTTAAAGTATTCAGTCAAAGCACTAGAGCCTTGAGAGCCACCTAACGACACAGATAAATAGAAATAGTTACGATCACGGATAGAGTAAGCCACTTGAATAATACTATAAGAACCACCATCAGAGACAGGGAAATAACAACTATCATAGATAGTAGACCATTTATCTGATGAATCTTTTAATAATTCTTCAAGATGATCTTCATCATGTCCGTCACACTCTCCGAAGTGGTAGCCTATCTCTGTATCATCATCTAATTCACTCAAGATAGGGTCTAATATTGATTTTACTCTTATCCACTCAGGATCTGGTTTACCGTCATAGACTGAATCACTCCAGTCTATGAACATATCTTTCTTTAACACACTATCCATGAGCCACTTCCCTGCGTTCTAATAAACTCTCTGCAAAGCCTAGTTTGTAGCCTTTGTAGTAATCGTTGACATACTTTCCGTAGTAAGTCGCTGTTACTCGTATTGACGATGCGTCACAAGGTAATCCTGCTTTCGCATCATTAATGCCTTGGTTCTGAGCGGCAATCTGCTCTTTAGTAAATATTTTCATATCTTTCTCCTTTCTTAGTTAGCGGGAGTCTTTTTCTGTAGGTAGACTCCCTGTTGTTAATTAACCTAGCAGTTCTGGTTTGCTATCCCGTTCGCTAAAAGTTATTTTTTAGCTATATATAGTATAGCTAGGAATTAGTGGAAATAAAGCAACGTACGACGCTATCACTAACGCCACTAAGCCGAACATAAAGAATAATAACATATTGTCTGGATCTCTCATTTGTTCACCTTCTCTAATATTCCGTCACCTAAGTAATAATAAATCGTTTGAGTTTGTAGATCGATTGCTTCTATATCACTACCTTCCCATTTTAACAATATTGGATCGTCTGTAAGGCTATCGACTGGATAACCATTATCGAAATTAAGTAATCCGAGTTGGTTATCGATCACGTTAAACCACAACTCACCGTAGAGCTGTTCTACTTTTTGAAACGCTGATAACGTTCCTTTGAACATAAGTATCGGTTCATAAGTATGTTCATTAGTGCTCAAATAAAAATTATAAATTGTATCTTTTTTCATACTGCCCTGCTATTGATATTGTATAAATCGACAGTCCCTGTATAGACTGTACCACCGTCATGTACTGGTTTTGCATCAACATCTTCCTGGACTACAAATTTCCAATCACCGTGGTTATAGATTCGTATTATAAGATCACAAACACCACCGAAGCCATAATCGATACGACCAGCATTTATAATACCAACAGGCGATAGATGGGTAGCGAGTACATTCAAAGCCATTCCGCCATCCTCACCGACTAATCGACGTTCGTTTTTATTCAACATATCGATAATTTCTTTTAGTTCTTTTTCCATTGCTTTCTCCTTTCTAAATAATGGTTAGTTTTTAACTATATATAGTATAACCGCGACCAAGCCGAATTAAAGCAGTAATAGAGCTACCTCCCGATAGTCTCTAAATCGTTTTCAGTTATATATTGATAAGCTCCTTTGTTATACACTGGAGCAATCTGTTTTTTACGCTGTTCCGTTAACTCGTTGGCTGCGGCTTCACCACAACCTAAACAAGTCATATAGCCAAGGCTTCTTCGTCCTTGGCTAATAGGTTCGTCACATAGAGTACAGTCGGTCATGGTGAACCGCTCTCGAGTTTCTTTATAAACCATCTGAACTCAGCGTCTGTTAGTTCTTCTCGAACTACTTTCAACACAGCGTTGATCTTATCGAAGTCAATCTTCGGATAAGGATCAACAGCCATCACTCCTGCAACTAGGTTATTGTCATCACTCATGCTTCTTTCCTCGTAAATAATGGTTTAGCAGCAACAAACTCGGTGTTCTCAATACCGTACTTCAATACGGTGTTAACAATCAAGTTCTGCTGGAATGCACACGCCATATGCATCAGTACAGCCTCTTCAGGTCTATACAAATCAATACGTGCAGTTAACTGCTCTGAACTCTCTGGAGTCCAGAATAAATTCGACTCGTGAATCGAAAGTGGTTTAGTTTTATCACTCATAGTAAATCTCCTTAGTTATTTTTTACTTATATATAGTATAAAGCCGAGCCTAGCGAATAAAAGCAGCCTTGCACTACCACCAGCACAACATTACCGCACCACGCTCACTCGCACAGCGTAATAACAATTCAAGGTCTTTGACTTCTTGATAATTATATTCATACGGTGATCCGTGTTGTGTTTGATAAATAATCGTTTCAGGTAATAGAGTAGTTTTACCATCATCAATCAGTAGATCTTGTTCTTTAGCATCTGATTCGACCGCGTGTAATAGATCAGCTAGAGCTTGAGCTTGTTCTTTTAACTCTTGAGCTGTAATATGAGCGTCTTCGCCTTCGATATGCCAAATACAATCTTCTTGCATTAATTCATCTACTAAAGGCTCGTACCATTTACCTCGGAACGATCCGTTGGCACCGTGACCGCTCAGCATCCCACCACATAAATTAATATCTTTTATACGTGGTTCATCTTCGTGCGTAAAATCTTTTTCGCGGTCATTACCGTGTACAACATAACAATCTAATCCCATCAGTGCACCTCCTTCTCATCAGGTATTGGTATAAACTTCATATAAGGTTCTTCGACATGATCCTCAGGCATCCACTCAATAGTTGCTATATAACTATCCCAGAAAGCTTCCTGAAATGGAAGACTAGTAGTCGCACCATCTTCATCATAACCAACAACGATGGCTCGATTTGCTAATGGCTGATGAAACTGCGATAGTTTGAAATATCGCATATCGTTTTTAAGTAATGCTTCATCGTCAACTATGACCATCGTATTATCACTTAATGTAACAATATCAATAGGTCCTTCAAGTTGCATAAATTTCTTAGCGTCAGCTAGAGTAGAGTCTTCTGACAACTCTACTCTTGAAGTACTTAGCTCGAACGGGTCTATAAGTAGTCCGTGTATCATCCTGCCCACACTGATAAACTACCGTCATTTAACTCAGCACTGAAGTCCATATTTTGGATAGCAGTTTTGGCGATCTCTTCGATACCTTCTTCAGTGTACTCACGAGCTTCTATATTATCGATACGAGCAGTTAGCTCAGATAATGTATTAAGTACTTTTTGCTCGGCTTCTTTCGATAAATCAGCAGGATCGATTACTCGAGGCTGTAAATCATCTAAAACATCGGTAATACGATGTAATGAAGTCAGTAAGTCTGAATTAAATTCGCTGACTGTAGCATGTTCTAATAAACTGACATTAGTTTTAAGGTCAGCCACCTGTTGTTGGATTTTTTCAATATCCATATCTTTCTCCTTTCTAGTTAATGTTATTAAACCATTTAATAACTAATACAAGTATGCCTAAGAGTACCGCGAAGTAAAGCAGTACTAGAAGGCAAGAAACCTAGAGGTCTTCTTGTTTCTTCCATAAACCGTTTTCCAATCGACCTGTACGACCAGATATCTCATCATAGGCGGCTTGCATGCATTCCTCGAGCGTTAAACCTTTTTGTTCAGCTAAAACGATCAAACAAACAATACAATCCCCTATCCCGTCTTTTAATCCAGGTGCATCATCGTAGGCGAGAGCTCGAGCTGTTTCACCGACTTCTTCTACAAGTTTTAACATCTGTTTTTCAGGTTGTATATCTTGTCCGTAGATTAATCCACGTACTTCCGCCCAATCAACGATATCATTAATTACTTTCATCATTACTCCAAGTTTTTGGTGGTTCGGTAGGTGGTAGACTTAAATCAAAAGATATTTGTTTTTTATCGATCATCCTGCGTAAAGCTTCATGAACGTGAAACATTTCGATTCGACCGTTTTCACCCTCAGGCATCTTAAATGCTATTTTAATGGTAGCAATCGGATAATCTTGTGATTCGTCCGTATGCGAGATCCTATAGCCTACAGCACCCATCATATTGAAATTACTCATCTTTGCCACTCAAGTCTGTTGTAACAACTCGACCGCTTTTATATTTAAGTTCACGATAATGCGTTGTTGGACTTTTTTGAAAATAATATGAAACTAGTTTGTTATTATCTTCTTCTTGTGCAAGTTTTTTGCGTTGTTGCTCAACGACTGCCTTATGTTGTGTCATAAGTCCTCCTAAAAATTATTATCTCTCTCTTGTTCGGTAGCAAACCATTCTATATCTTCACATATAGTGTCGTCATCAAGTTGAGCGATACCAAAAGGCATACCCTCATTATCTTTGCATATAGATTCTTCAGACCCCATACCCCTGTGATATTTGTCTAATTCTTCACTCCACCAAGTTATTTTTACTTTCTTATGTTGTGTCATAAGTCCTCCTTATAATCGAAACCTTCTAACATAGCATCCATTATTTTGTCATAATCGATAACGTCATCGGCTTCTAATGTATCAAATAATAATCCAATAGAGCGTTGTAGTCTATTACGATCCATACGTGCTAAATATTCTTCAGACGTTTGATCAGCTATATAAGGCTCTAAAGCTATAGCGACCGTCGCAACAGCTCGTTCTACAGGATTTAAGTCAAACTTTCGTTTAGCTTTTCGTGGCATCGTCGCCTTCTTTTTTCAAACGGTTAATCATCGTATCGAAGATATCGTTGATCGCAACAGGTTCTTCTGTTTTGACTACGTTGGCTTCGACCTCGAGTTTTTTAATACGTTGTATCAACATTTTATTCACATTGAGCTGTTCTTTCATAAACTCTTGTGTTTTACGTTGCGTATCAACTATTAAATCGAGGCTTTGAGTAAGCGTATCGATCATTTGCATTATTTCTTTATCCATCTATTTCTCCTTTCTTATTAATAAACTGTAAAAAGTGTGGCTTATCAGTCTCGGTATGCAAGTGTTTTAACTGACTAACTTAGCTTCTCCCTTATCAACCCCGAATTTAATCTAGGTATTGGCTGATCAAACCAACCTTTGAAAAGTACCACGTTTTGTGCCAGAGAGGTGAGCGGTCTAACTAAAAAATCCCGCTCGGTATCATTATTTAATGGAGTAATCATATGAATCTCTCTGGACTTATCAAACTTGTTCTAGTAAACATACTTATAGTATAAAGTACGAAAGTTAGCAAAGTAAAGCACTATTAAGACCCCCGCATTCGTGCCATTGCTTTTGTTCTTCGGTATATTGCACGACCGCACTTTGGATCTAAAAAGATCGTAGGGAGTAGATTGCCAAACCGATCTTTGGTTTGTACGTGTTTAGCGTCTTGCCAATCAGCTCCACCTGTTGCTAACACTTTGCGTAATAATTTAGCTTTCTTTAAGTTCATAATCCCGCTCCATACATTTATGCCAATCGTTAGGGTTTACTTCATCAGGATAATGTACATAAAACTTATCCCGACATTCTTCAAACTGCTTACGCCAATCAGCAGGGTCATATTTATCGTTCCATTCTTTGGTTTCTGGAACGTATGCCGCACAGCCTGTAAGTATAAACGCTGTTAATAATCGATAGATCATAATTCGTCTGACATAATATTGTCAGGTAAATCTACGTGCGGTAGATTGTTATAATCTTCATATTCCATATCTAAAAAGAACCTTTCATTCTGTTCTGGATCTGGTCCAGGAATTACAAACATAGCTCGAACTTCCATACCGTTATGGTCGAGTGTGTAAGTAATCGGAAGTTTGACTTTTTCTAAATCGTAGCCTAAGTCTAATAAAACTCCGTTAACAACTCCTACGTCAGGATATCTGTTTTTGTTGGAGTCTTCGGCTTTTTGTGTTAGATTTTCTAATATCTCAACGGTTGCATATTTAACTTGTGCCATCTTTTTCCTCTATAAGATTATCGAGGGCTTCATACATAACATTATGTACTGCTTTTTCGAAAAGCTCAGCGTCCTCGTTTTTAATTTCAATAAATGGATCTTTTAACATTGCATGTATTACGTGTCGTGCTAAAACTGCTACGTTGGTTTTACATACTAATCCATTTTGTTTAGTTATTTCTATATCCATAGTTTCCCCCTAAAAAATAAGTGCACAACGATCATCGCTGTGCACTTAATAGATTATACCTTTGCAAAGTAGCCTTCGACAACAAGTCTTTTCGCATAAAATCTAAAAATTCTAAGCGGGTCTTGACCTGTAGTCAGATTGCCTTGCTTTACTGCAAGAGATACTAGATCTTGTGCGGTAAAACTAGCAGAGTCTAATTCACTCTTTTTAGCTTCACTAACGGTCAAGATCAAGGCTCTCATCTGCGGAGTAAAACCTTTGGCTTCAGGAACTTTACCTATGAACTTATATAAAGTTCTAGAAGCTCCTTTGCCTGTTGAACTAGGCTTCGGGACTGCTGTCACTTTAGCCTTGCTCAAAGGTTTCGTTGCTGCTTTCGCAGGAACTCTCTTTGCAGAGGTAGGTGTAGATGTTGCTGTTTGCATATCTTTCTCCTTTCTTATGGTTAACAAATTCTAACTTGCGTTAGAACAACTATTACAAGTATGCCTACGAAATACGCGAAAGTAAAGCACTATTACGAGCACCGCATAGGCAGACTGTTTACAAGCTACGCCAAACGCGGACGCCTGAGATTTCGTCTTCTAAACGATATCTAATGACGAACTTCCACTCGGGTTCTTGTTTTTTGCCAAAGCCTCGACTGGCTTGAGCTAAACGGTTTTTCATCCGCTGAGAGTTATCGCTTGGGCTAAGTGGGAAGAAGATAGAGTCTCCTACATCCATTTTAGCAAACGGATAACTTGTTTGCGAACGTTGATCCTCAGGTAGAGGAATACCTTTTTCTATAATAGGTTCTTGCATTAGTGCACCTCCTTAGGTGGGTCGGAAAACTCAACTAGACCTTTTTCTTCTAGGAAGTTTTTCCAGAACATTAAAATTAATGATTGATCGGTAATACCGTGTAATTCTTGACAACCTTGAGCAATCATCGTATCGCGTATGACGGAAGCTAACTCATCGTTAGCTCCCTCATACAACGCTGACCAGACCATGGCTAAAACTTCACCATCAACTAAATATGATTTAGGGTCTCTCGGCATTATGCAACCTCCGCATACTTCACAGCTAAATCTAGAGCTTTGGCTTTACGATTAGCCGCAGCACCAAACCATGAGCTATGTAGAGCATTGCCTTCGGTTACAGACTCACGTAAATGGTCTTCAACGTAGGTGACAGCATTCAATGCTCCCCACCACGTACCTTTAGCAGACTTCAGGTTTGCACCTGGAGACTGTTCTAGAGCGTCAACAGCTAGAAGTGGAAACTTGTTAAATTGATCAACAAGAGGTTCTTGCATACCTATCAACTTACCTTCAGCTTTAAGCTGTTGGTCGTGTCTATAAGCGGCAATCATATCAGGTTGATAAATATCACCAACAAACTCAAGGAACTGAGAATGTTTAGCTTTCTTCTTAGAGAGTAAGTTTGCAGCTTCTCTAAACTCTGTCATACGTTCAGCAGATAGCCCTAAAGCTTCTTCTGCGATCTGTATAACATCGTCATCGAATGCTTTAACGTGTGGCATACGGAAAGACGCTGTCCCACCGTGTTGTAAAGCCATCGTTAAAGTGTTGTTGCAAACAACTCTAATAGGTGTCAACTTAATAGTCATTGCTCGACCAACGATATGTGGTTGGTTGATAAGCAAATAACCTTTAATAAGGTCGTCACCCGCTAATTCGAAGTCTTCTGAGATTTTAGCTAAACCCCAAATTTCTCCACCGTCCTTTAAACTTCCTGCGGTTTCCATGGTCATATGACCAGCATCCGTAAAGCGTTTAAAGAATTTGAATACGTCTTCATTCTGTATAGGGACATAGTCTCTACCACAATGCGATAGTATTCGGTTATCGCTATCTCGAACAACGTGGAAGGTATTTTCCGCTTGGATAAGACCAACATCGTCACTCCACTCAGGAGCGTCTATAGTATAACTAGGACGTTTGCTAACTGTCCAGTCTAACTGAGCCGCTTTCTGCATTTCAGATGGTTTCAGATTTGAATCTACCTCAACACCTAATCCGTGCCAAGGTACATCCCCCGTCCAAGCCATCGTTTCTACTTGGTGTGCCATAATTTTCTCCTTTCTAATGTGCATGGCTGCACTGGTTAATCACGTAGCCTATTAGCTACCTTTACCATTATAGGTACGAAAGCTACGAAAGTAAAGCACTAACAAGACTACCCCAATCGTAAGGAATCGTAAGAGTTACAAGAGCTTTTGATTTATATCCAGTCTTAACAAGGTCTTGAATTCCTGTAAGGCTGTCGATATGGTAGAGCTTAATCTCATCGTTTTTACGAGCCATAACAAAAACTTGACCACCAAACGATGCACGTTTCGCTAACCATGATATTTGCATAGGTCGTAGAGTAAGAGCATTACCTGAATGTATTTCTTTGAGCTCGATCCAGAACTCTTTACCTTTAGCACAACCGTTAACGTCAGGAACACCTGCTCCTGTCATACCTGTTTCTATTCGTTGTAAATGTATTTCTGGTAGATTAGCTCTTAATAAGAGCCATAAATTTTTTTCTTTCGCCATATTTCATTTTACGGTAGCGTTTCATAATCGAGCGTTTTGTTAAAATAGACCAACGTTCATTAAAAGAACGACTGTTTGAATATTTTGCTCGTTTTCGATGTATAGATATATTAGGTTCTCGCCACCAATAATTCCGCCATTTTTTCAATTTAAAAGATAAAGGATCAGGTTTGTATATAGTGCCGTCTGAGTATCTAGGTGTTGTATGTTCTTCATGTAATACACGTTCGAGCCATTGCATATCTTCTTCTACGTAAGGTTCATCGGTCGCTAGATATTCTATATGGTCTAAAATATCGTTATCTATAACCGCTTCGTCATAAGCACAACAAGACCAATTTTGATATTTATTTGATAATATCTGTTTACGTTTGCCTGATCCGTAAGTCGAATGTGGGTCTTTATTTTTAGAGTACTGATGTTGTTTTTGACAATGTTTAGAACAATAATTTAATAACCCTGATTCTTTCTTATCAAACTCTACAGAACAATATACACACGATCGAGGAATATCTATGATCGGTTTTTTGCCTTCAGTGTTATGAAACGTATTACCGCATTTGGCACTACAAAACTTTCTTCTTTGTCCGTATAAAGGTTTCGAACATACCTTACACTCTCCGTTGTTCGGTAGTTCTATTTGTGTGTTACTCGCTAAAAACATATACCTTAAATATAAAAGGCAAAGTTTAGAAAGTAAAGCACTGCCCTAGCCCGACCAGTCCCAACCAGTATGTGGAGCGGCTTTTTGGTTATTAGCAATAAGTTTGATGTCTCTTTCTTTTAACCAGTCATCGAAAGCACGTTTAGTCTGATCGAGGTCATCGTACATATTTTTAAACTCAGACCATTTGTTTCGAGCAATCTGTGTACCATAGTAGTAATCACCCTCACCGAGTTTACAACGTGTAATAATCTGCCACATACGTTGTTTGGTTAAATTATGCTCTTTACCCATTTGTTCTAGAGTAGTAGAGTTGTTAATCCATTGTTCGTACATTCGTCTGTACTTAATAGAGTATTCTTTAGCTTTTTCTTGTGAGATACCTTTCATTTTATTTCCTTTGTTTCGCCCCATGAACTTCCGAGTTCCTTATCCACTAGTAGGGGTACTGCAAGTTCTACACAAGTTTCCATTATTTCTGCAATCTTGTCAGCTTGTTCAGTGTTCTCTACCGAGATATCAACCTCATCGTGGACTTGTAGGTGAGGAACAATTCCTTCCTCCCACAGACCGAGCATTGCTAACTTCGTCATGTCAGCAGCCGATCCTTGAATCAACCGATTCAGAGCCTTATATGTATATGATCTTTTTAAATTATCACCGTATTTTTCCTGTGCTTCTTCGTACGGTAGAGGTAGAGTGCGTTCATATCTATCTTCCCATAGATTAAACCTACAACGTCTACCTGCAAACGTTCGTATATAGCCACGTTCCATGGCTACCCTTGCACACTGATCTTGTAACCCTCGTATAAAGGGAACTTTATTATGATACTGCTGAAATAACCCCTCAGCTTCCGTATCGTCTATCCCTAGCTCTTTAATAAGCTTTTCTTTACCCATCCCATAGCTAAGTCCTAAATTAATCGTCTTAGCCTGTTTACGCGGTATATTAGCCATATCTGCAACGATCTGGTGGAAGTCCGCGTTCTTTTCTGTGTACTCTGTCACAGCATCTTTAGCCCCTGCTAAGTTCATTCGATCAGCGTAATGAACGGTAAGCCTTGGCTCTTGTTGTGAATAATCGAATACACCCCACTGACAACCTTCCTCTGGAATAAACAAAGATCGTATTAAATTACCGATCTCTGGATCTCTTGCAGGAACTTGTTGTAGATTAGGATTACTATAGCTAAATCTACCACTAACCGTGCCGCCACGATCGTTACGCATAGCATGAGCTTCTGCGTGTATACGACCATCGAAGCAGTGATCTTTAATCATCTTATCGATGAAAGTAGTTCTAGCTTTATTAAGTTTCCTTGCTCGAACAATAAGTTGTGGTAACTCGTGTTCGTGTCCTTCTAACCAGTCTTTTTGAAAACTAGCCATACCTTTTGCGGTTCTAGGAAACCATATCTTGTTCTTTTCAAAGATAGCTTCTAACGATGCATTAGCCCATAAATTAACTTCTGCACCATACTTACGTTTAATCTCGACCTGTAGTTTTTGTTCTTCGATCGATAACTTTTTACTGACATCGTCAGCTTTTTGTTCATCGATTCTAACCCCTCGCCACCGCATTTCTAACAGTAGAGGAATCAGTCGGCATTCCATGTCGAGTATCTTTTCTAACCCTTGTTCTTGAACTTCGATCTTTAATTTTTGCCAAAGTTTTAGAGTTAGTGCTGCATCTTGCTCACCATAAGGTCCAACGAACTTAGACGGTAGTTTATACATTTCTGATTTAGGATTTACCCCAAATGATAGAGCAGCGTTTTGTAATAACGATTCATCTTTCTTTTCGTTACAGTAAAAATCACCGAGGTTATCTAAAGAATAAGAATACCTATTCTCGTTTACTAGGGGAGCTGCTACGATCGTATCTAATATTTTACCGCCTACGTGTACGCCTTCTCTACGAAGCCACCCTACGTCGTATAAGGCGTTATGAAATATAACGTCTCGCTTTTCCGATGCTAGAGTGTTGCGTAACCAACGTAATACAATATCTTCGTCAAGATTACCTCCGCCTTGATGACGGATCGGGAAGTAACCCTTCCACCCCTCTGTCGCAATACCAACACCCACGATATGCCCACGACCTGTAGCCCATCCTGGACCACAAGTCATGAGGTGTGGATCGTAAGTTTCTAAATCTACTGCGATTGTTTCTGTCTCAGAAAACTGAGGGAAAACTTCTGGAATAGACCAGTCACTTGTTGGAGCGAACATAGGGGGTTGTAAAATCACTTCTTCTTTTTAATCCTCGTGACTTTAGTTTTCTTAGCTTTTGGCTTTTTTGCAGGAGCTTTTCCACCTACCCAAGCTTCGTTAACATCTGGAGTAGACTTATCGTCTGCCTTATATGTTCCCTTTTTCGTTCTAGCTCGTTTAGGTTTTCCTTTTACAGCTTCATAGATGTTCCCTGCTTTAAGTTCGTCATCAAATTTCTTTAAAACAACTTCAGCGTCTTTGATTGCTTTTTCTAGAACTTCTTCCTTTTCAACTTTCTTAGGTTGTAGTTCTTCTTTTGGTAAAGGTGTAAAAAATCTAACAACTTTTGTCCACCAACTATCTACCTTACTCATTAATAATCCTCCTTGCCGTCTTCTGCGGCATAATTAACATCGTCAGCTTCAACGCTAACTTCATTAGTATTAGCTAAAATGTATTCTTCAACTAATAATAAATATCTACGTAAGTCTCGAATATCATCGAGTAGACCTGCTTCGCCTTTGTAGACTTCACCTGCCTCAAATACATCCCACCCGTGCTTTTCAGACTGGTGTTCTATACGATCGAACTTACGTGCCAACATCATAAAAGCACCAACACCTCCACGACGTCTCCAAGAATCACCGTACGAAGTCTCTGCTCGTTTAAGAGCTTCAAGATCGTTTTGGGCAACTTGTTTCATATTTTCCCATTTACTCATTTGTTTTCTCCTATATCCGCATTGTTTAAAGTATAGGCGGTGTCTCTTTTGCGGATCCACTCAAAACACGCCTCCATCCAATCGAGAGACTTAATAGATTGTACTTCTCGATACGAATTCAAATAATCTCTTTCTTTATGATAATAAAATGCTTTTAACATAGGGATTGCTACGTCTGGAAAAATACGATTATCCCACTCAATATCATCTGTTCTTTTTAACATTTCTTTTGGGCTATATCTAAAAGTTTCAAAATAATCGAAAAAGAATCGTACTTCTCTATTAAAAGAATCAAGATCGTTAACAATAGGTACAGGTTCATACTCATCGATTAGATCATAATGATTTTTTATATGTTTATAAGTGTAGACATCCAACTCTATATCTTTAACTTTTTCCCATACAGGGTTGTTTGGATAAATATGAAAACTATCACTAATTTGAGTATAATCCCCCATCGGTAAATTTAAGTTATGAGCTACGAACTCTTGTAACATAGACATATGAACTACGTTCGCACCATAAGCTCCCCAAAGCATATCGTTAGAACGATTACAAACAGTCATACATAACTTACCATCACGTACTTTAAAATAAATATTCGTATTACAGGGTACGTCTTTTCTTTCAACTTTTTTATTACAAGTTCTTGCTAGATCGTCTTTCGGATCCCACATCTGTAGAACTGCTCGTCTTTCGTAAGGGTTTTCTTTTAACAAACCAATAATGGCTGTTATTTGATCTTTATTAAAATAACTTCTCCATCGCCAACCGTAAGCCCCCCATAGAGTTTCACCGTCGTCTGAGAAGTCTTCCATAGACTTAACAAAATAAGTTAGTGGTTCTAGATCGTTACGACCATCGAGCATCCATAAACCTTCTATAAAATGAAAAAATGGATTAGCGTCTCTTTGTTTTATTAAACAAACTCTTTCCCAAGGTTTTTCATAAACCGTAGTTACAGGTGTATTAGCTTCATAAGTTATACCATTGCGGCTTTCTTGTACCCTGTATTCGGTAGGGTCTTGAAATAAATCGATACCTCTTTCTAACGCGTCGTTTACGTTTCTTACATTAATTACTTTCATAAAGTATCTTGATAGCCTCCTACAATTTCACCAATCACATAACGTATATCGTCATGACTTAACATCGGAAGTTTTCTTTTTATAAAAGCTATTGCAAGTCGCTCATCTGCGGCTACTTTTAAAAAGAACGAAACTTCTAAAAATTGTGTGTAATGTATATCTATTACATCACCATAATCTTCTAACAACTCTATTGCTCTATCACTCATCCTACCCATATCTACTTTCTCCTGTTATGTTTAAATCTTCGATCATTGGAAGATCATTATGTTTATACACCGATCGTGTTCTTCCCTCGTTTTTATATATTCGAGAGTATTTATCAAACTCACATAAACCGCCTTCGATCTCTCGCATTTCATAATTAGCCCCGTTTCTAAAGATGATTGAAGGAGCTAATATTTTCTTTACTTGTTCAAATAAGTCTTGCATTTCTTCACACCATGGATGGCTTTTACGACAATAATCTAACGGTCTACCTGTAAGACGATTGAGTCCTCGCATAGCTCCTGGACCTGCATTAGCCCAAGTCATAATATCGTTAGCGTTTTCTAACAAATACGTATGTCTTAAATCAGTAACAACTTCGTACGCCATAAATGGACCCATGTATGGATAATCTCTAAGAATTAACCACGTTGCTTCTAATGAAGAATCACCTTTTGCTAAACTTTCATGTAGTCTAGACAAGATAGATTCTTTAGCTTTCCAAATATGTGAAATACATTCAGACACACCTGTTACTTTATCCATACCGTTTGGTGTCTTAATAATGTAAGCACCCGTGATCCATTTAGGTTGTTTAGTTATTTCATAAATAGCTTTCTTTCTATTCCATTTACGTAATAAATCATGATCGATTAAAGTTCTCCCTGTTTCTATTAAATTAAACCAACGGAATATAATCGTAGCCATAAGAACGTCTTCTTCGTTTCGCATAGGCTCTCTTATATGTGTTCTAAACCAACGTGTTGTACGATCATCCTCTCTAAACACTTGGCAGAACTTAAACTCCTGCAAAATTGGATCGTCAGTCCAGGGAGGGGAAAGAACTGCAGATTCTTTTTTAATGCGTATCGACTCACGTTCAGTTTGCCAATAGCAATAACGATCCAACTCTGCGGGAATAAACTCAGTCATTACTTTTTACGTAACACCCAAGAACAGTTATTAGCGACTTCAGGATAAAACGTAGCGGCAACAACTCGTAAAAACTGTCTACCGTATCTGTTTTGTAATTTTTCAAACTGCTGAGGAGTCCATCCTGTTTCAGAATCTTCTTTCATCGCTTTCTTTAAATTAGGTAATTGTATAAACGTTCCTGTAACGTCTACTATCTCGAAGTTTCTTTCTAGTTCTTCTTTTAGTTCTTGGAAACCCCACTCGTAAATATGATCTTCGGGAAGTTTGTCGTTAGAACCGTCGTGGTTAGGAGTAGATACAAAAGCTAAACCATTCGGTCGTATAACCCTAGTTGCATCATCTAACCATGCACCAATAAACTCTCTACCCATATGTTCAATAACTTCGGTCGTCCAGAAAAAATCTACGCTTTCATCTTCTAGTTTAAATACAGGATCAACAGTTAAATCTTGTATACGTATTTCACCGTTAAAGTTCTGAAACCATGTAGAATCAGCTAACTCTCCACCTGCATTAGACCAAAAAGGATTTTCTAATTCACAAGCGGGATCAATATCGTAACCGTAATACGATCTGATAATATCTGATTTCTTTACAACATAAGCTTTATATAGATTTCTAAGCGTCCAACACTCACCACAACCAACTTCAAACGTATCGAGTGGTCGTCCTAATCGTTTAGCTTCAGCGATACACATAGAAGCGATTTTATCAAACCGACTTATATGAGCAAGTTCATCAGGTCTCCAGTTTGCTAATACACCTGCACTAGCGATATCCATTCTAGTATTTTTACTGTCGTTTTCATTAACAGTAAGTTTCTTTCTTATTGATGACATTTAATTTACCTCCACCAACTTGGTTTAGTTCTACCCTTTTCCCACTTAGCGTAATGTTTCTCGTTAATAACGTAATTACGATAAGCTAGAACAGAGTCCTCGTTTTTATATTCGTCAGGCATTGCTTGAGCAACAGGTGTCATAAGACCTCGAGTAATGTTTTTAGGCATTACATATAAGGCGTCTGACAATTTAGCAAGACTTGCATGAGTTCGTTGATAACGGTATGAATATTCGTTACCTAACGCTATAAAATGTTTATAAAGCCAATAATAGTTACCACTACATTCTCTAGCCCAGATCGTACAGGGATGGTTCATATAAGCTTTCTTATATAACCCCACACTATCTGCATATTCGTCTCCGTCTAATAAACGGTGAGCTGTACATAGCATCTGTGCTGTTTCTAATGGCATCTTCACTAGCATTTTATCTGGTTGCGACTTAGCCGCAATCACAGGATCTTTGTTAAAATAAAATATGTTCATAATTTTCTCCTTTCTTTAAACATAAATCTAAGTACCTTTATACTTTACTTTTATGTGCAAAGTAAAGCACTTTCACATTTGATAGCATTTTGTTGTTTTAGGCTCTATTAAATACAAGTTTTCTTTTGTTCTTGTAATACCTACATAGAATACTCTATTTTCCTCATCAGGGTTTTGTTGGTAGTTTTTATAAACTCTTGTCGTTATATCAGTAAGTAGTACAACATTAGTAGCTTCTCCACCTTTAGCCGCATGAATCGTAGATAATCGAATACGTGGTTGTTTAGTAATCTTTTCTCCTCTACGCAACATGGCTCGTATATAACTAATTTCTTTAGGACTTAATAATGTAAAAACATCGTACCAATGACCATCAGGCAAGTCGGGTAGATGACTTTTGAGATCTTCGTACTGTAAAACTAAATCAGTATCTAATAAATCGAGTTTTTTAGGTGTTTTAACTTTGATATATTTTAAAATATTTGCACATTCAGCCAAGGTTACTGTTTGACCTTTACGTAATCGTTCCCAATAGATAACAGCTCTAACTTTTGCTTCTGAGATAGACGGTCGACTTTTGACTTCGAAGAACCACCCTTCGTTTCTACAATACTCATCAACACTTTCTAATAAATAATTTGTTCTAGCTAATACTAACCAATCACCTTGATCCATATTCACCTGTTCTATTGTAGCTTCCCAACGCACCAAACCTTCGTCTGTTCTAGGCTTCCATTCTTTATAAATACGCGAACCAACTTGACCTATACATTGACTAGCAACTTTATGTACAGAAGAAGGTACTCGATACGATTGTTTTAGTACCATAGCGTCTGTAGAATTTTTTATCAAATATTCAACATCTGCTCCCGCCCAACGATAGATCGCTTGGTCATCATCACCTGCTACGTAAATCTTTTTGGCTTTTTCTGCTAACTTACGTACCACCGCCCACTGCAAAGGCGAAAGGTCTTGTGCTTCGTCTACGAACATAACATCTAATACAGGTATATCACCGTCAACTAAAAAGTTTTGTAACATATCTGTATAATCAACAAGCAACCGATCTTCTTTAAATAACTTCAATCCTCGAGCAAAACGTTCTAGCTCGAACCACCCTACTGCGTCTTCAACCTCGTGCCATTGTTCTTTTAGTGGTACATCTCTCATCCTAGCTAAGTTTTCTATAAACGCTAAACGATCATCATGGGTCATACCGAATAAATGACCGTCATCGGAAGTTGTCCTGCCCGTAAGTTTTAGATTAAGTTTTTCGTTTAAATCAGATATGTCTGAGTTACTTACTACGCTTTCCCTAGTCAGTCCTAGTTGTCTAAAAGCCAATGAATGTAGAGTACGGAAAAATGGTAGTTGTTTATTAGTGATACTAAAACGATTCATCGCTCTTTCTTTACCTTCGTTTACTGCTTTTTTAGTAAACGTGAAGAACCCAATACGCTCAGGTTCAGTACCGTTTTCTAGTTCGTCTTCGATTAAGCCAAGGAGTGTGCTGGTTTTCCCTGTTCCTGGAGGTCCAAGGATCACTTGCGTATGGCTAGGTAAGGTCATAAACCACTTCTAAACGTTAAATTAATTCTTTCTCCTGCACCTAATAACTCAGGAATCGCATGGGTAGAAGTCATCTGACTACTACCATTAAACATAATCGCATCGCCATGTTCTAATAAATACCAACTCGTCCCCATAGGTGAATTACTTCTTGGAGAAATGTGTAAATCAGTATCACTTGTATTTGTATCTTGTTTTATGTGGTGTGCATATGTCGTCCATTCAAATACTCTAGGTGCACCAAAACTAATAGAAAATACTACGTCATCTAATGTAGGAACTGTGTCGCTATGGTGTGGTATACCTTCTCCTTGATCTGAATAATAACCACATAAACAAAAAGTAAATTCAATATTTCGTTTAAATTCTTTACTTGCTATTTTTTCTGCCGCAATTTTTATTAATTTTATTTCATGCGACCATGGTTCAGGTTCATATACTTTACCTGCGTAATTAAAAGTTGAATCACCAAACCCACGAGTCGGTCGACCTTTAACCATCGTACCTTCGAACATACGTTCACGAGGATCGTCCCACTTATCTATCCCGTGCTCAAACTCTGCAAATATATGTTTGATGTGTTTAATCATAATAAGTTATCGTTAAATTCTGGTAAATCATGTGGTTCGTCTTGAGCTTTAAATTCTTCTATATACCAAACGTTTACCCCTCGTCCTTTTATGTTAAAGAAATGTGGTTCTCCATGTAGTTGTTTTAGTTTAGATGTTAAATTGTTTCTTTGGTAATCTTTAAAGTTATGTCGATGTAAATATTCCATTAAATCACCAAGTCGAAAATAGGTTTTACCATTATCTGTCCATGGTTTATGTAATAAAAGCTCATCACGTTCTCTCGCAGGTCGTTCTGTACAAAAATTCTCTAATAGTTCTAAAAAGTGCCCTTCTGTGGAACTTTCTTTAGGAACTTCGACCACGGTTAACGCGTCTAGGAGCTGCTGGATGATCTGTCTCCAGACGTTTTCCTTAACCTTCTGAGGTATCTTATTTAGAGCATCCATACACTTTCTTTGAAATCTGTTTTGATTTAGTAAATCATCGGTCTCTAATTCTAACCTGCCGCCTTCTACATCCAGGAACCAAATCGGTGGTTCACTATCTTGTTTAGTTAAATTACTAAATAACGGTGTACCGCCATTAGCACCAATCCCATATTTACGTGTTCTACATAAAGGACTATTACAATGACTAGCTATTGGCTGATCATTACATTTATAAAAGTAATCTTTACGTTGTACTTGCTTACCCACGGTCAACACTTCTTGTGCTCCTAACGGTGGTTGCATATATTTTATATTTACATCCTCTAATCTTTTTTCCCAATCGTCAGGAAATTTCTTTCTAAGGAATACGCCTACGTTAAACAATCCTGAATTACGTGTACCTTTAGGAAACCCCTGTACGATTAAATGTTGTATACATGGAGGTGATTGATCTAGCCAATCAATAGCTTCGTTTAATGGACTAGCTTCTAATTTTTCTAACTCATTCGCAGTTAAGGCTAGTTCAGATGCGAAATTAAGGAATTCTTCTGGACTTAACGCTCCACCGTCTCTACCGTAAGCATAACGTGTTGAGTTCTCTCCTCCGAAGTAAGGCATATTTAACGTGCTACCTCTATCACCACGTTCTAATAACAGTTGTGTTTGTTTAGGAAATATCTCTGCTTGACCATAGCCGATTGCCGCGGCTAATTGTCTAAGCTTTCGTTGTAGCATCGAAGCCGCAACAGGTTCTTGTAGGAAGATATAAATATGTGCTCCTCCGCTTTTACTTCGACAAAGTATTAGAGGTAATTCTTGTTTAGCTAGTTTCTTAGAGAGGTCTTTTAAATCTAGTTGATACTCATCAACATCGATCGCTCCCCATACACAACTATTGTTTTCATCTATCGCTACAATCCCTACGCTTTGATGACCTGACAAGTGATCATCCCACAGCTTCAGAAGATCTGTATCAGATAACTCCTTAGATATGGTGATGTTTTTACCACTTGCCTTGCCATCCTCTCGAGTTTCATCACTTGCGGTAAACGTACCGTAAGCTTTCCGCAATCCAGCATAGCGTGTAGCAAATTTCTCTGCTAACGACATAAAACCCCTCCTTGTTAGATTGCGTCGTCAAACGTAGTATCTTTTACGTCATCTCTTTGATGTTCCTCTTTAACTTGAACGTCTCCTGCTCTAGCCGCAGACATAAAGTCTTTAGCCATCATCGCAATAGGCATCTCTGTAGCCCCTTCTTGGTTAACAGAATATCCATTCCAACTACCTTTATCATTAGATTGTGTAGTTGTAGTAAGTCTATACGTATAAGCAAACATTGGTGCTTCTACAGACTCACCTTTGCTATTTTCTACTCTAGCCATTCTTAACATGGTTAACCATTTTCTAGCCACTCCTAACTGTGTAGAAGTAAAAGTTACTACCGCTTGTTGTGGAGCATTATCATCTAATACTAAAACGAAAAACTGTGCAGTTTCTACAATCTCATTACCGTCTGGTGTGTATGACCGTCTAGTTTCAGGATCTTTAGTACATTTAGATAAGATAGAAATGTCATGGTTAGCGTTTACTAAACCACCGCCTTTCTCTCTAGGAATCCATTCGATGTACTTTTTATTATAAGCACACGGAACAATTAATATTCCTTTTTCTCCATCGTGGGCTTCACCTGTAACGGTGTTGTACAGATCACCTGCACTCGCACCTTGTACATAACTACCGTGTTGTTTTTGTAGTTGTGGTGACATAGGTTGAAGAACTCTTATAAAGGGGATTGCAAAATCCTCAGTTGTAGTTTCTTCTAGTCCTGTACCGCCCGATAATAAATTATCATCGAACGTACTTATCGCTGTAGCTTTAGTTTCAGCTACTTCATTTTTATTTTCTGCCATAATTAATCCTTTTTAATGGTTGCTTTAGTACCTATATAGATACCAAATGGTTCGGTTGGTATATCGTTACCCGAAGTAAACTGCTCTTTTACAAAAGCTTTTAATGTACTCGGATGAACACTCTGTCGCACTTCTGGTGATAGACCTCTAGATTGCAGAGCCGAAACAGTTTCGTCTACGACTGTGCTTTCCTCACGTCCGAACTTTAAAAGAACCTCGTTCTTTATAAGTCCCTCGTGACCGTTTTCTACTAACCACTGATATGCTACTTCTTGGTTTGCCTTCGATATATGAGCGTTATAGAACTCGCCTATAGAGATTTTTTCTCCAGTACTGAGTACTATTTGATTAAGACCTGCTGCTTGCATCGCGTCAGGTAGTTCTTGCTCCGAAGTTAAACGAAGTTCTTCTTTCTTAGCTTTGAGATCTTCTTCTAGCGAAGCTACTTGCCTAGCTAGTTGAAGTTGTTTCTTGGCTAAGTTAGAAACAATATTAAGTTCTCCGTCAGATACTTCATTCGTCCATTCTTCAACGGATTCTGTACCGACTAAGTCCTCAAAAGTTGGTTTATTCATCTATTTCTCCTTTCTGGTGTAGATCGATATCAACAGGATAATATAAACTTTCCTGTCGATCCCACTTTAATATACTATATCTACCTCGGTTATAAAATGCAGCGATAGAACACGCTACGCCAATGGCGGCAGGATCGCCTATTAATAATAAGTAATCTCCTTCTTTGAAGTCCTGTAAGAGTTTTTTCATCCTACGAACAGAGGGAGCAGCACTTAACATAATTTGTGTATTAGAAGGTAACAGAACTTGAAAATCACCATAGCTTCTAGCCGAGGCAATGTTCCGTCCTGGAATCTCCTGTACGACATATACTGTCACTTTTTTCTCCTTTCTTATTTCTAGAACTTAAATAATATCTAGCAATACCGACAAAGTAAAGCTATTAGTTATATAGTAGTTTTAAGAATAAAAAAGTTTATAGGAAAAACTTTTCGAAAACTACTAATATCGGTAATAATCTAATAGATTTTCTAACAAAACCAGTGTTTAAGAGTGTTACAGTCTATTAGATTGTACGATTTAATCTATTAGAAACTACTAATTCTATTAGAGGGCATGAGAAAACTATTTAGTTTGGGGCTTTTTATAAGTAAATTGTAATATATAATGGGAACTAGAAATTAGAAAGAATATGCAGTATAAGTTTAAAACCAAGCCTTATGAGCATCAGCTTGAGGCATTAAAAAGATCATGGAATAAGCGTGAATATGCTTATTTTATGGAAATGGGTACAGGTAAATCTAAAGTACTTATAGACAATATCGCACTTCTATATGATAAAGGTGGGATAAACGCGGCTATCATCGTAGCACCCAAAGGAGTCTATCGGAACTGGTCTGGAAAAGAAATACCTGCTCATATGCCTGATCACGTAGAACGAGACGTGGCAGTATGGAATCCCGCACCTACAGTAAAACAAAAAACAGAACTAATGAAGTTGTTCGAAGTTTCGCCTGAACTTAAAATATTAATTATTAATGTAGAAGCTTTTAGTACGAAGAAAGGTGTAGCATTTGTTGAGAAGTTTATACTCGCTCACAACACACTGATCGCGGTCGATGAATCTACGACTATTAAGAACCCTAAAGCACAAAGAACTAAGAACTTATTAAAGTTAGCCCTTAATACCAAGTATCGTAGAATCCTTACAGGCTTTCCCGTAACGCAATCACCGTTAGATTTATATAGCCAAAGTGCATTCTTATCTACACAGCTATTAGGTTACTCATCGTTTTATTCATTTCAAAACAGATATGCAAAAGTTATTAATAGAAGTATGGGACAACGAACCTTTAGACAGGTGGTCGGTTATCAAAACTTAGAAGAACTAACTGATAATGTAAATGAGTTTTCTTACAGAGTGCTAAAGAAAGAATGTTTAGACTTACCTGATAAAGTATACCAACGTAGAGAAGTTGAACTAACGCCTGAACAAAAGAAAGTTTATAAACAGCTGAAAGATTATGCTATCGCACAATTAGAATCTAGTGAATTAGTAAGTGTTACTTCTGTTCTAACACAAATTCTTAGGCTACACCAAGTTGTTTGTGGTTTCGTTAAACATGATCAAGGTGATGAAGTAGAAATTAAAAACAATCGTTTAGATAGTTTATTAGATGTATTAGCAGAAACTCAAGGTAAAGTTATTATCTGGGCTAATTATCAATACGATATCAAACGTATCTTAAAAACATTACAAGATACCGTGGGTACAGAAGCAGTAGCAACGTACTACGGTGAAACGTTAGACGAAGATAGACAACAAATCATTAAATCATTCCAAGATCCTGACTCACCGCTTACTTATTTAATTAGTAATGTACAAACAGGTGGTTATGGTATTACGTTGACCGAAGCAAGTACCGTGATTTATTATTCTAATAATTACGATTTAGAAAAACGTTTACAATCTGAAGATAGGGCTCACCGTATAGGACAAACAAATAAAGTTACTTATATTGATTTAGTTGCTAAAGGTACGGTTGATGAAAAGATCGTAAAAGCTCTTAGAAACAAACTTGACCTAGCACAAGAAGTACTGGGTGATGAAAAATGGAAAGACTGGATTGATTAGTTTTTCTGCATATTAAAAATACGCGACTTACCGTAAATTCCTCTTAACTCATCTTTAGAAACATCAGAACGGTTATCAGAAACATCCCTACCCAAAACATCATTACTTAACTGAGATACAGCTGTTCTTACATTTGTTCCCATAGGACTTGTAATATTATATGCACCTTCACTATTTAACATAGGATTTTCTCTAATACTATTCATAATCATTTGTTTCATCGTTTCAGTATCTGTTGTTGCTCGTCTACCGAACTGTGTTAAAGGCATACCATCTTGAGCATATAAAGGTCCACCCATTTCTCTTTTTAATATTTTATCAACGACTTCAGGGTTTGTTTTTTGTAATGCTTGTAATCCTGGATTTAATGCACCGCCATCTGACATCATCATAGGTTCTTCTTGACCGCCTTGCATAAGCATAGCTTTAGCTGTATCTAAAATAGCAACTGCTGCTTGAGGATCACCACCTGTTCTACCGATCGTTGCTTCAGCTAACATTGCTGCATCTTGTTCAATAGACATTTCTTGTGGTTGTTCAGAAGGCATTCCTTGTCCGCCCATCGGAGGCATAGCTCTTTGTTCTTCTACCACAGGAGGCATTGTTGGTTGTCCTGATCCCATAGAAGCTAAACCACCTTGCATAGGAGGTCTAGGAGGAACATTTTGTGTACCGCCTGTTGTTCGTATATTCATTAAATCTTCTATTCCATTTGCCATTTTATCTCCGTGGTCTAAAGCCTGATTGGAACACTTGAGTAAGTGTATCGTTTTGTTGATTTAAGGGCAACCTAGATAGCCCACTATTTAACATATTATTATTTCCCATAGGTACTCGACCTCCGCCTTTCATCCCTGTTGGTTGTTGTCTGAGAGGACTATCTTCAAATCCTGGAGTACTACCAAATAAACTTGGATCCATCGGTTGAGTATACCCCGCCATAACATTATCTAAAGGTCGTTCAAAAGGCGTGTATGGGTTTTTAAGTTCTCTATTTGTATAAGGGTTTATAACAGGTGCTGGTGGCGGTGGCGGTGGTATATAAACTTCTGGTGGTATTGTTCCTGGAGGGTAAACAGGTCCGTCATCATTATATCCTGGAGGTAATTCACCTGTTTCAGGATCTCTAACTATAACAGGGTTATTAGGATCTCCTGGAACTAAAACTAAATCACCCCCTGTTTCAGGATCGACAATCTGATAATCATTTGTAGGAGGATCTGCTACAGGAATATCAACATCTATTACACTATCAGTAGGGTTATAAACAGCATCGTCAGTAACAAAATCATCTCCTTGGTTATACGGATCTTCATTAGGAGCGGGTGTTGGCTCAAAAACATTATCATTATAATCAACAACACCTAAATCTGGGAGAGGAGCAGGTGCAGGTGCAGGAGAATCGAACACTTCTGCGTAAGGATTTGTATATATAGGCATATCAGGAACCATTCCTGTCATATCAATATCTTCGAATTGAAAATCTTCTGCAGTTATATTATCGGGTAAGTTAATATCGTAACCAAAAAGAGTGGGGTCATAATAATTTTGAGCATTTGTATTATTAGGTGAGTCAGGTAAAGAAGCTATTCCTTGTTCTGCTTCGGTTGCCAACGTATCTTTAAAATCAGCAACGTCTGCTTCGTATTGATCTGTTGCGTTACCTCTAGCAAGGTTCGCTTCTTTACGCATTTCCATAACATCAACAAGTTCAGGATTCATAATTCCTGACATATCGAAATCTTCGAATTGGAACATATTGTTATTAAATCTATTTACTGCCATTATAAATTCCTAAACACGGGTAAAAAAGCTTCGTTCATTAATGGGTTTAAGTTTGGAACTTTTGAAACCTCATCATCTGACTTAACTCGTTTTTCTTCTGTATCATAATATTCTAAAGTATTTGCAATATCGTTTAAATAAATACTTTCATAACTATTTAATGTTCTAATAAAATTATTTAATGTTTTTCTTCCTGTTATTAAATCTGTATATTCTTTAAATAATTTTTCATCAGATAAAACTTTACCCATAAATCTTAAATTTCTTTGACCGATTAAATTATCTAATGCTGTCATTCGTCTACCAAACTGTGTTAGTGGTGGAATAAAAAATCTTCTTGCGTATTCAGTTCCTGTATCAACTATATCTTCTTTAGCCGCAGCTCTTGCAGCAGAACCTGTAGTAAGGTCTGTGTATTCTCGTGTAGCCATATCCCGTATTATTTCTAAATTTTTAAAGAATGAATCTGTTTCATCACCTAATAATCTTCGATAAACACCTTTAAAACTTAAATCATCTCCAACATAACCTGCGGGAGCAAAACCCTCATTAAATAATTGATTTAATTTACGTGGGTCAAATAAACCGTCTGTTTGCATTCTAGTAAAAAGATATTTTTTAGACGCGTCTTTAATTTGTGATTCTAAAATCTCTCTTTCTGCAGGGGTTGCCATTGATAGTAAATCATCTAAGAAATCTAAATCATCAATTAACTCACCAGACATTTTTGCTTGTGGGCTTGAGTCTAAAATTTTACTTACAATATTAAATGGATCTCCCTCACCGTATTTTTGTTCTAATAATCTATATTTTCTGTTTAATTTTTCTAACGGTTCAATAATAGTTTCGTTAAAAGCTTTACCTGTTTTAGGAAACCCTTTTTCAAAAAGTTCTTTACCAAATACCGTTTCTAGTGTTGCTTGGTTTTGTTCAATAAATTCTTTATAGTTTTTAGCTAATACGTTTGGAGTTCCTGCGGAAGGATCTAAGAAATTTTTTCTTATGTGGTTGATTAAACCGTTTTGTATTGCTCTTATTTCTGGAACACTACCTGTTTCTTTTAAAAAGTTCATAAAGTCGTTAGCTTTTGTATTAATTAACGGTTTGTTTTTACTGCCTGTGCTTAATAAATAATTAATAACTCCCTCAGGCTCTTGTTTAGCCATATCTTTTATAACTTGTTTATTAGCAGTGTCATAGACCATCCGTTGTGCATCAAATAAATCGATTAAGTCTTGTGCTTCTTTTTTAGGTAAATTAGAACGGATTGTTTTATACATTTGGTTTTCGATAGAAGTTTGTAAATCGCTAGTTAAATTAAATGCTCTTAAATCTCCTGCACTTTTGCTGGGGTCAATACCTGTGCGTATACTATTAATATCAATTCTTAATTGATTAATTTCAGGTAAAGTTAAATCACCCTCGCTATATTTTGTTAATCTTTCTATAGCTTCTTCACTAAAAGTTTCTTTATATAATTTTCTTATTTGACCTTTTCCTGGACTAGCTAAAGTTCCTGTTGTACCTTCAGCAGCGTTTTTAAAATTTAATATTTGTTTTCTAATAGGTCTTGAAGTAAATACAAGATCAGCTATACCTGAATTAATTAAAGCATCATCAACTATGGTGTTTATATTATCTTTATAAGTTCTACTTATTTCGTTTATACGAGATGTTAATTTTGGGTAAAGATCACTAGCCGTTTTGTTATCTAATACTTTTTCAAAAATAGGTGTTTCTTTACCTGTTGTTTTAATATTATCTACTTGTAAAATAAGATTTTGTATACTTTGTTCTGAGTTATTAATAAAATCTTTTTTCTTTCTACCCATTAAATTTAATAACTCTTTACTAATTGTTCGACCTGTAACGTTAGGGTCTAAATTATCAAAAAGATTACCAAAAAGTTTTTGTATAACTTCTTCGTTTCCTTTCATTGCTTCGTCATAAAATTCCTTGTACGCGGGATTGTTAGCTCCTTGTAATAACATCGCTTCAATATCAGCAATAACATTATCTTTCGAAGCTGCGGCTAATGTAGGCTTATATGATAATTTTTCACCTATCTCCTTACTTAATTGTGCAACAGCTTCATCAATATCTAGTAATGTAACATCTTCTTGACGACCAGAAATTGTTGTAGTTGTTTCACCGCTTTTACTTGCTCGTTTCCGTTCGATAGCTTCTTTAATAGCTTTAACTTGTTCTGCTCCTAAATCTTTACCCATAATAGCCCGATATAATTTTGGCAATCCGTTTAAAAATAAATCGATTGTTTGATTACCACCGTAAGCTAATAAAAATGTCCAACCTGTTTCTTCCATCATATCTTCCACTGAACGGTTATGAGCTCCGTTAGCAGCTCCAATTAAACGTTGTACAAATCTTGCTCCTGCTGCTCCTCCTGCTAAAAAGACATTACTAGAAACACTATCAAAAAATTTCCTAGTTATAGGATTATCTTCTAAAAAAGCAATATCACTTTTACGTAAAAAAGCATCAAAATGTTTTAAACCTTTTAAACCAAAAGCTACTTCAGTTGCTATAGTAGGGACTTCTTGTTGAGCAAATTCTAAAACGTCTAACGGTCTTACAGTTGGTGAATCAAATATCTGTGGTTCTTTACCTTCTTCTATATAAATCGAACCTTTAGAAGGATTGGAAGGATCAGCGGGAATAAATTCTCCAGGAAGACTTTCAGCAAATCTTCCTCCATCCATATTTTCTTTAGCATAATTTAAATCAGAAAACATAAGATTAGGCGGAGCTCCTCTAGCTAATTGATTTCTAAAGTTTCTAATTCCAGGAAAATCTAATTCATTAAACGGATTCCATCCTAGATCAGCTATTTCTTTAGATGCATCAAAACCAAAAGGTTTAAAAGGTGGTCGTGGTTCTTGTACGCTTTCAGGATAGTTTCCTCTTACGTATTGTATTTGTCTTCTTTGTTTATATGTATCAAAATTTTTCTCATAATCCTCTAGTTGTCTAGCATATCCAGAAAAATAATCGCTGTCTTCATATTCAAAAGGAGCTCTATCGTATGTAGTAATTTTCGGAACAACAAATTGATTAAAATCATTTATTTGTTTATTAATAACGTCAGCCCCTTCAGCCTCAATAAAACGATCACGTATATACGGAATACTTTTCAAAGCTGCGACTTTTAATTCATCAGGACGAAGAATATCAACATAAGTTTTATTAGGGTTATTGTCTAAAGGAGTTTGACTTACTGACTCTACTCCTCTAGCTAAAAGTTCATCTAAGGTTGGTTCTACAGTTGCCATTAGCTTACAATAGATCCTGGCGGTACAGTTAAATCAATACTTTCGAAAGTTTTATCTTTTCTTCTTTGTTCGTCTATTTGTTCTTTTTTAGATTTACGTCTTTCGTAACCTTTAAATTTTTCAATAGAAGGCACGTCTGGGTTACGAGTGTAGAAATCTAAATAAGTTTCGAAATCATCATCTTCAGAATACCAACGTTTCATGAATCTTCTAAAATCTTTATCTTCTTTATATTCAGATATTTCGCTTTTAATTAAACGTCCATACCCTTTCATAGCTTGTTCGTCAGCTCTTTGAATTAATTGATCTCCGAAAGCTAATAAATTATCTTTTAATATTTGCGGGTCTTGAGTTGCACCAAAACCAACCATTTGTAAATGGAAAGCTAAATCTTTATCAGATAAAGTTCGCCCTGTTTGACCGTTTGCTGCTGCCGCTTGATAAGCTAAAGATAATAAATTAGCTTGTGCTCTTACATTTTGATAACCAATTTCTTCAAAAAGATCTCTAATACCTAAAGTTTCTAAATATCCAGCATTAGCTTCTTCAAATCTTTTTATTTCAATTTGTATTTGTGTTTCATCTCCCTTTTTTATAGCTTCGTATAAGGCTTTAGCGTTATCACCCGTACCTTCTCTAGTACGAGTTCCACCTATTCCTGCATTTACATCAGCAGCATCTGCAAAATAATTATCAATATTTCCACCACCTAACATACTTCCTACTTGATCAAAGTTATTAAGAGCACTGTTAGCCATATTAGTTAGACTAGAAACAAAAGAAACAGGATTATATTTAGGATCGTCAATAGCAACATCAAGAGCATCAACTGTTTCATTTATAGCAACGGTTACTCCTGTTAAAGCTTGTTGTTGTGCTTGTAACGTTCCATCTAAAGCTTGATATTCTTCTAAAGCCTTTGTTTTAGCTTTGTCTGTAAATGGATTGCCTCCTGTGCCCTCTAAAAATGATTTAGCTTGAACTAAATTTTTACCTGAATTAGCAACATCTTCAAACTGACGAGTTTCTTCGTTAAAATATTGAAAACTACCTTGAGGATCAAACTGACCCATATAATACATATCAGCGGCATTGCCTGCAGCAGCAGCATCTTTATCCATTAATAATACACTTTGATTTCTAGGCGTCATTTGCGTTGATATATACGATGACCGTGCAGCATCAGTTCTAGCATCGGATGCACTTTTAGCTTTTCTTAAATTAAGATAAGTATTAGCGTAATCTTTAGCTCCTCGACCCATTTGAGAAGCGGCTACTATATTGGCTACCTCGTCTAAACCAAAAGTATTGGGGTCTGATCGTGGTCCGTAAAGGTTATAAGCGTCTAATTGTGTTTGTTCTAATTTAGTTGGATCTTGTGGATCAGCTCCGATACTTTCTAAATATTGTTCGTTAGTTAATCTTTCGGGTTGTTTTTGAAAAGCACTAAATATTCCTTCCATTAATAAAGGTGCTAGTGGTGCGAATGTTTCTTTGCTTGTAGGTTCTAATGGTCTCCTTTGCGGAGTATATCTAGAAGTAGGAAACCTGACTTGAGCGGGGTTTAATTTGATACTTGTTATCCCTCCTCCACCGCCTTGTTGTGGATTAAGGGATGCGGGACCTATAAATGGTAAAGCCATTATCTTCTATACCTATTATACAGTCCTGGAAGACCGATTCCTCCACCATCAGCAAACTGTTGAATAGGAGCTGATGGATCAAATGGAACATAAGGTCCACCACCACCAGGAGGTGTAGTTCCAGGAGGTGTAGTTCCAGGAGGTGTAGTTCCAGGAGGTGTAGTTCCAGGAGGTGTAGTTCCAGGAGGAGGATAAGTTCCAGGAGGTGCAGTGTTATTTACAGGAGGAAGATACGGATTAGGAATATTTCCTGTATTTGGGAAATAAGCTGAATTAGTTGGCATTGAACCACCTGCATAACCATAACCACCTGCCAACGGTCCAAGAGCTGAAACAATAGAACCAACATTTTGTAATGTTTGCATCGGTAAGTTGTATTGACCAACGAAGTTTTGATAACCGAGATCCATGAGAGATTGTTGTCTACCTCTACCTAACCCACCTAATGCTAATTGTTGGTTAATATCGTTTTGTTGTAATGTTTGTAATGCGGGAGCCATACTACCGTATTGTTGACCAAGTTGACCAAAGCCTTGTGAGAACTGAGAGCCTAACCCTGCTAATCCTTGACCGCCTTGTAAACCCATACCGAACATTCCTTGACCTAATTGTCCTTGTAATCCTGCGAATTGGGCTTGTCTACCTTGTTGTGCTTCAAACGCTTGTTGTGCTCTATTAGCTGAGTCTTGATAACCGCCTGAACGTATACCCGCAATCGCTTCTGCTACTCCACGTTCTTGTTGTCTAGCTAATTCACCTTGAGCTAATCTACCACGTGACCCACCGAAAGCTCCAGAAGATACAGCTCTATCTCTAAGAGCCATATCTTGTTGTGCTCCTTGTCGGTCTAAATCTGTAAGTGTTTGTTGAACAACTGCGTCTTCAAAAGGATTATAAAAACTACCTATACCACGTGGGTCAAAAGACCTTGTAGCTCCTCGACCTGTAATATTCGCTTGAGAAGTTAAATCTCTACCAGACATTAAACCCTGAGATATTTCGTCAGCACCACGTACTGTTCCTGCTCTAGAAACGTCTGCGGCTTCACTTAATAATCCTGCTTGTTCGCCTAAATACGGTCTATAACTACCAATAGCCGCGTCTTGCAAGTTCATAGCATATCTTTCTCTAGGATCGAATTGAGCTACCCGTGGACCTGTATAAGTAAACGGACTTGAATCAGCTTCTCCTAAATTACTAAATTGATCTCTTAAAAATTGTTGAGCGTAAGGAAAAATACCTGTTTGTAAAAAATCGCCTATATAACCCGCGGGGGCTTGACTTGAATATTCTTGTTCTTCTCTAGTTGCCATAAATTATCCGTATCTTTGATTTCCCATTTTATTAAACGCGTCTAAACGAGCTAAACCTTTAGCATGACTACCACCACCTGCTGCATCAACAGCAGCTTTAGAAAGCATATATTCACCATTACTTGCCATTACAGGTATAAGGTCGTCTTTAGGACCTCCTGGACCTCTCATCTGTCCTCCGTGAGGCATAAACATCGGTCTTTGTAAGGCTTTACCTTGATTAGCAAACGTAACTTTAGAACCGCCAATCGGTTGTATATTCATTTGTGCTGATCTTCTACGTGCTGAATTTCCTGGAAGTGTTTGTGTTCTAACCATACTACCTGCTTGTTTAGGTGGATCAGTCATTAAAGTAGCAAGAACTTTAGTTAACGAACCTACTCCCGTTTCAAACAATTCAGGATTTGTTGCATATATATTAGCAAATTTTTGTATTCCTGTTTGTTCTTGTCCTACTTCAGGAGTTTCAACATCATCAATGGTTATTTTTCCTACACCGTTTTCACTAGCTTCTTGTTGTGCTATCTGATCTACCATGGTTTCTTCTAAAGGTTTTTCCATTATAGGGTTTGCAAAATCAACTGAATCAGCGTATTGTTTAAAATCTATTGCTAAGTCTGGGAATAAATCAAAAAGTCCTCCTCCATTATTTTTATTTTGAACAGGTCCACCAAACCCTAAACTTAATAAACCTTCTGGATCAACTCCTGATTCTTGTAACATCATTAAAAATTTTTCTTCTTCGGTTAAATTTTCTGGCTCTGCCATATTCTCAACTTCGAAATCACCGAAATCTTGTACATCACTGCCTTCAACAGGAACAACTTGAATATCTCCTCCAGGTTGTAATGTAGGTGCTGTACCACTACCAATAGCGGCTTTAGGATCGTTACGTGTATTACTAGCGTATTTAGCTGTTCCTATAGTAGCTAACGCACTAATAATCGGACCCCAAGGTATAGACATTAGAATCGACTCCTAGCTTTTGTTTTCTTGCCTTTAGACGAATAAATTACGAAGTCAGAACGACGACCTTTATTCTTTTTGTATGTCTTTTTATCAACTCCAACCATTGTTTCCTCAGCGTATATAAACGTTTTGCGAGTTATAGCTCACCCCGTAAACTGCAGCACAATAGCTGAACTTTGATTATATATCAAAGAAAGGGCTAATGTAAAACCCTTTTATAGTCATCTTCGTTGTGATCGGTGATAATTACGTCAAGCATACCGACCACATTTACTGAATATAACTCCGCAGTTTTCTCTGCGGCTTCGAAAGATTCTGCTACAATATTAGGACCTTCGTAAAAAAGTCCGTCGTGTTTGAATTCTGTAATGAAAACTTTCATTATCCGTTTAATGGATTATCGTCCTTTTTATCTAATTTAGTTTCTACTTTACGCAGGTTATCATCTAAGCTTTCTAAATCAGCTTTAATCGTAGCTATATCTGTTTTAATTTCAGTAACATCTGGAACAGCTATACCGTCAATACTTTTTTCTAAAAACTGTACAGATGTCTCTATTGAAGCGAAACGTTCTTCTATAACTTTCATTTCATCTTCAGCTTCACCTATACCACCAATCTTAGCTTCTAGATTAGCAATACGATTAACATAAGTAGCACCTGTGTAGCCGAACCCTGCAAGAGTTGAAACAATACCTACAAGAGCTATTATTTGTGTTGTTTTATTTTGAAACCAATCCATAGTAATTCTCCTATAACGGTGGTTGTAATTTTATTATATCGTTCATTTTGCTTATATTACTACCCGCAAGTCCATAAAAAGCGTTTATATTATCAGGCATCGTCTCAGTATAGATGGTTCTAGACGTATACCATTGATCTTGATCTACCATTAAAACCTTCTCATAAGTATTAAATCCAGGAACAAAACCCATATACGCAATAATTGTATCTTCTGAACCGTATTCACCTGTTTCTTCTTGTTGAGCTTCTACTTCTTCTTGTGCGGTTTGTAAATTTTGTGCAATTAAATCTTCTACTGTAGTATCTGTATCTGATGATGTATCCATGGAATTAATTGATGTATCTATTTGGTCTTGTACCGTATTAGTATTTACGTTAACGACAACAACCGAAGTATTAACGTCTGTTGAACTCATAGAATCACTGGTAGAAGAACCAGAAACAGACATAGAACTCATATCTAATATTTGATTTGTTTGTACCGTAGCGGAAGCAAACTGGTCTGACATACTTGGAGAACTAGTCGTACTTATACCTGCGTTACCTGACGAAGCTCCTGTAGAACTATTACTTACAGCGTTACCAGAAGCCGCACTATTACCCGTAGCGTGAATACTATTACCTGCGTTTGTACCACTTACACTTTGTGTAGCTGTAGCTATCGTAGAAGAAACAACTCGTAAAGCTATATCCCTACTAATAGAACTCTTACCTGTAGCTTCTTCTCTTTCTGCAGTTTGAAACTCTTCCTCAAACACTTCTTCGAACTCCTCTACGATTTCTTCTCTTTCGATTCTTTCTTCTTCTATCTCAGCTTCTGCTATACGTTCTTCAATCGCTTCGAATACTTCTTCTACGACTTCTTCTTCGAAGATTTCCTCAATAAATTCTTCTTCTGGTTCATCAAGATCAGCAAGTTCTTCTTCAATTCGTTCTTCAAGACGCTCATTAGTTTCTTCTTCAAACCACTCTTCTAGTTCTTCTACGCTATTAAATTCAATAAATGTTTCAGGTTCGCTATAATCTTCTACTAAAAACGTTTCTTGGAATATAAACTCATCTATTAATACTTCGTCTTGATGAAAAGGTTCGTCATGACGAGGGTTAAAAGTATCAATAAAGGGTAAAGGTTCTGGTTCATAAAAGATAACGAATTCTTCTATAAAGGGATCTTCAAAATAATCATTAGGGTTATCTCCGAACTCTTCAAAAGGCGGAAACATTTCTTCTTCGTATATTTCTATAATTTCTACAGGATCTTCAAAACCAAAATCATCATGATGAAAATCATCTTCAAATATACCTGTAGCAAACTGTTCTTGTTCATCTACAAAACCATAATCTACGTTAGTATCGTCAAAAAAAGCTACGGATTCTTCTTGCCTATAACCTTGGCAAAACGG